AAGTCTGAACTGGAGCGCACAGCCAGTAACGGGCATTGTCAAGCACTCCAATGCTCACGCTATGTGGCCGTTAGGAGGCACGTATGTGATGGAATGGAACAAGCACGCTGGGGCACTGGATGTCAAAGGTTGGGGTAAGGCTGGGGCATCTTCCTCATCCAATCCATACCAAGATGCCAACCACGACCCTATCAACGAGAATATCAACTATACGGATAGTACAATTCAATTCCTCTATAGACCAGTGTACGGACTTGATTTCAAGCACAGTCAGATGTTCAGACCATTCGTGGCTACAAGCGGTCCTCAGTCTGGCTCAAACTTCTATAGAGCGACATCGGGCGGTAAGTATGGTTTGTTTGTAAGTGACGTACCGACAGCACGTACAGGTACACCGAGCAGTCCACCTTACGCACCTGCATACACGCTTGTACCGGGCTCAAGCGTCACTGTGCCTGATAGCCAAGGTCCGAAGATTTTGGGTGTCGAAGTAACAGGTTACGACAAGACGGACATACGTTCTCCTGTCGCACGCATGGTCATGTCAGAGAACACGCTTGAGCACTTCCGAGCCGACGCAAGTCGTCGTTCTATAGATGACGATGAAGGCGATTACGAAGTGCAACCGAGATTTAGCCAAACCCTACACCCGAAGGGTAGTAAGGGCGATGCAAGTTATAACACTGGAGACCATAGCGGAGAGTGAGGCGTATGGCTGTAGGTAAGAATCTCGCAACTGGTCGATTTGATGCCGACCAAAGTGCTGTGATGAAAGTCGTACGCAAGCCTCGCTTCGTAGACAATGCTGTTCGTCACGGCGAGTACACGCGCATCAAAGCAGGCTTTGCAGTAAACAAGCCGACTGGCTCAGACTTCGTACCAACAACTGAGCGACGGTATCGTCTTATCGAAGAAGAAGATACTGTTCGTTTGCTTCACAACCCTACAGATAGCATTCGATATGAAGGTGCATTGTTCTACGACACTGACAAGGTGACAACGACCAGTACCCTACCAGCACTGCTTGTAGGTGGAGAAGACGAGCGACAAGCACTTGTCGTTTCTCAAATCCAAACGGCGACGAAAGGCACACGGTATCGGGTTGAAAACCTCAAAGGACGTTCACTCAAGGAGATAGGCTTCACTGACAAAACTATCCGTTTTGCTCAGAAAATTGGGGTTGGCTTGAGAACATCTGACTTGGCAGCAAGAGTATCCAAGGCGAATCAGAGTTCCATCAACGGTTTCAAATCAAGAAAGCCAAGCGGTACGTTCCTTGCTCAAGACTTCTACGGCGTAGAAGCATTTACTGCTTTGCGATTTTTGTCAAAGCACGACGGCTACAGTCCTCGTGGAGACCGTTTTGGAAACGTATGCTACTTCCCACAGAATCAAGTCGAGCGAGAATACTACGTGACTGAGAACCGTGTCCTTGGTGGTACACTGGACGATAACACTGACAGCGCTCCGAACAGAGTCGTTGTCAGAGGAAAAGCGAGAGCCAACAATCACAACAACGTTGTACAGGTTGATGACTTTGGTCGCCAAGAAAGTGGTGTCTTAGAAGTACCCGGCGGTATCCATGCACCTACAGCACTCACAAAGTCCAGTGCAAAAGCGATTGGTCAGAGGATGCTCAAGATGGCAAAGAACGCTACAGGCTCAAAGACATTGGTCGATGTCGTGGCGGCTACGCACATGCATCCGGGCGATATGGTATCGTATCAAACAAGAGTAGACAACGAGCGTTTCATTGTCCTTGGTAGCAAACTTGACCTCAACGAACGCAAGACAAACCTCCTTGTGAATTCAGTCGATGTTTCGCTGGAAGATGTGTTGCAACGTTTCCAAGAGATTGACGTCAGTGGTAGTATTGAAGCGAACGAAGAGCGCAATCGTCAGTTTGCTGTCGAAGAGTTCAGTACGTCGTTTGGCTTCAAGTTCAAAGTATCATGGCAAATATCCGAACGCGTCGATATGAATCGAGGTGTAGGTTACGCTGTAGGTATGAACAAACGAAATGCCATCAACGGCTCTCTTAGGCTACAAAGCACAGGCGTACTTATTAACAACAGTGGAGGTTACGCTATCGGTACGTCTTCGTTCACAACAGATGGAACTGCCGCTAATTCAGCATTTGTCACTGATAACCAAGCGGTCTACACAGCAAATGGCAACAAGTTGGGTCACATCAATCTCAGTTCAGTGGGCTCTACGACCGTCGCTATCAAGTCCGCCAGTGTCCATCCAGTAGAGAACAACGAAGAGTTGTTCGTCTTATCCACTGCTTCATTTGCAGAAGCACTTAACAACCACTTGAAGATAGGTACGATACATAGTCGCTACTTGAGCAACAGGAGAGGATGATATGCCGTTATTGGACGAAGGGACGAGATTTTTGATTGATACGTTGAAGAGTAGAATCAACGAGGTTGTATTCGGATTCGACGGTACTGTTGCCACTCAACAAGACGGTGGCATCGGTAACCCCGCCATTGTAACCACGCCCACTGTCAGAGTGGTCGATGACAATACGTTGATTGTCGAAGCCAAACTGGACCTCGACACGTCGTTCACACGACCCTTGCGAGAGGTCGTCATTCGATACAAGAACCCAAGCGATTCGACCGATACGACAGACTTCATGCGATACACGTATAACGCAATCACGAAGAGCAACAACAACGAGATACGATTCTCGGCAATGATTGAGGTGACAATATGACCAATCCGAAAGCAGGACACACGAGCGCAACTGGTATGGGTAGCAATGCCTCAGGACTACGAGACGGCGATGGTCTGACAAGTCCAAGCCTTACCAATCTCTACGAAGGTATCCATGGCAACGGAATTATGCGACTTGGTGACGGAGCAAAAGGTGACTCGCTCAGAAACAGCATCGTTGCAAATACACCCGGCTTTATCGAAATCACCGCTACGCAAGGTGAAGTCAAGGTGTACGGAGGCTATTGTGTGCTCGACGGTGTACTCTACAAGTTTGCTAACGGTCCCGGCTCTCACGAAACGTTTGTCGTTGGTACGACTGGAGCAGGTGCCAATCACAGTGGTGACCTACCGAGTGTACCTGCGAGCAACAGTGACGTGTTCGTCACAGTGTTTCTTGTAGGTCGCAACACACCCGAAGCGCACGTCATGTACGAGATGGGTACACCTGCCGCACCTTCAAGCGGTACGCCTCTTATTCCAAACAGGTTCTTGTCTGACCCTCGCATTTCTGGTAACTCTGACCTGAACCATCAAACGACAGTCCTTGGCGTCATTCGATACACGATGACTGGTGGAGCAGGTAGCATTACCTCTTCACTGAACTCCAGCCCTGTTGTACACGACCGTAGGACGTTTCTCAGGACGTCGCCTCTGTACCTGACACCTATGACGCAAGGGTCAATCGGTAACGTGGACGCTGGGAACGTCTTGTCGAATCCTGATTCATTCTTCACATCTCCTGAGAACGGCAACCTAAGCGGTAGCACGTTCGGAGCCATATGGCAAACGCATCGCGAAGACGTTGCAGGAAACAAGCACGCTCTGATACTGGCAACCTCGCCAAGAAATCTCAACACTACGCCTGTAGCAAGTACGCACGTACTTGGTCCAAACCGACTTGAGGTCATTACCACGTCGGGCAACGTCACGTTCACGTACGACGAAGGGAACGTATGGATTGTCACAACGGATGCTGCTCGTACCATCAACCCATCAGGGACGTTTCCTGTAGGTCACATCGTCGAGGTGTATCACAAAGCAGGGAGTCACACTCTTCACTTCGATTCGACATCAGGTGGCCACAGTACAGGTACAAAAATCAACGTAGATGTAGCCATCAACGAGTACGGTAAGTTCATCTACGACGGTGCCGATTGGCACAAACTCGACTTGCATACGGTGAGTTGATGGGTGCCCTAATTGATGCTCTCAAGCAGCGTTGTGAGAACTGCAACCGTATCGCATTGCCTCGTTCGATTTCAGGTCGATACGAAAGCGGAGAGCCTGTCGTATTGCACGAATGCTCGTACTGTGGCTACGTCCGCTTCCATGGACAACTTGGCTTCAAAGGCGTGAGAAAAAGAAAGGCTGAACCCCTGTCAAGGAGAGCAGGTGGTCGCTTTTCTCAATATCTCATCAAAAGGGCTGAGAAAATGAAAAGACCGTGAATCACTCACCACGCTTACCGATGATGTCATCAATGCGTAGAATGCTGATGGTCACTTCACTTGCCGATTGAATGGCCTGTCGTACCAACTCAAGTGGTTCGTACACATCTTGCTCTGTCATAGAACAAGCACCACCGTTCTCAATGTCAGGTCCACTGTCAGTCTTACCTGACTTGTGTTCGTTACGAAGTGTAAGGATGGTATCGAGAGGGTCGTGACCTGCGTTCTCAGCAATGGTTGCTGGAATCGACTCCAGTGCATCAGCGAATGCGTCAATGGCCATTTGCTCTCGTCCGCCTGCTTCGGCTGCTCTTGAGCGCAAGTAAAGCGCAGCGTTGAGATACGCTGAGCCTCCGCCTGCAACGACTTGTCCACTGTTGTAAGCGAGACAAACAACGCCGAGTGCATCCTCAAAGCCACGCTCTGTTTCATCCAGTGTTTGCTTTGTAGCGCCTCGTAGAATCAGTGTAGTGACTTCTCCTTCACCTTTGACGACGACGTACTTCATGTCACCGATTTGCTTACACTCGGCATCACAATCGACCGCTTCGACCAAGTCATCAGTACTGTGACTGATGGTTGTGTTGAGCAACTTAGCAATTGCTGTCATGTCGCTTTCAGGGATGCGGTGCACGAGCGAGATGTTTGAGCGTACCAATGTAGCGGCAGCGACCTCGTTCACTGTGTCACGAGAAAAGACGACGCCTCCATCAGGCAACAAGTCAATGATTGCCTGTGCCTTGTCCACCCATTGCTCACGACTGCTTTGCTTCTTGTATTGCTGATACTCAGTGGCCGACGATAGTGACAACTGCACGTTGTCGTCGTTCTTGGTATCACCAAGACCAGTGTTGATGAGCAAAGCCTTGCCATTCGGTATCAGTGGCATAGCAGGGAGCATGAACTCCTTGTGCAGTACGACGCCTGAAAAACAGGATGAATCGTCAAGACTGCCGCCCGGCTGACAAAGCACACGGATGCGTTCGTAGTCTCCACCCGACTTCTCTACAGCCTCGACACACAGTTCACTAACGTGGTCCATACTGGATTCCAGCGCTTTGCCTGTGATTGAGGTCTTTGCTACGTTTGCGAGATGTTCTTTGGCTTCGATGGTAAGCGTACCGATGTGTTCGGTAGCCCAACGAGATGCCTTACGGTAACCTCGACAGATGATGTTGGCGTGAAGTCCCTTGTTGAACAAGAGTTCACTGTTACCAAGTAACTCACCTGCGAATACAACTGTACTGGTCGTACCGTCGTAACAGATGTTTTCTTGTGTGTTCGCTGCTTCGACAACCATCTTTGCGGCAGGATGGCTGATGTCGAGTTCTTGAAGAATGGTAGCGCCATCGTTCGTAACGATAACGTTCCCTCCTCCATCGACCATCATCTTATCCATACCCATTGGTCCAAGTGTTGTCTTCACCGTAGAAACGGCTCGCTTTGCTGCTCGTATGTTGTGCACTACTGCACTTGTGTTGCTTTCAGTTTCGTTCATTTAACCCTCTCCTACCAGTCTACTTCGTACTCCTTCACGTCACCTGAATTGCGGCATCGTGCTTTGACGAAGCCCTCGTTCATTCCGTGTTCCCATAGTTCGTAAACCAGTTGAGCATCCTTTAGGCAGTACTCGGCAACTTTGTCGTAGTTGCCTTTTCGCCATTCAATAGGGGCATCGTGACTGTTCATCAGTTTGCCCTTGTTCAGTGTATGATAACACGCGTCCGATAACGGTACAGCGTGTCCTGTGATTGATTTGAGAAGAGCGGAAGTATCGAACACCTGCTCTTCTGATTTCGCCATGATGTCCCCTGCTGTCCAGCAGTCGAGTGCATCACGGATGATAGGTAAGTCAAAGTTCTTGAGGTTGTGACCAAGTACCATCCCTCCGTCTGAA